TTATACTTGTAATTCCTCACGGATTGCTTTTTGTAATAGTTGGCTAAAATTGACTTTGTTTTCTTTTCCAATTTCAACAAGCCAGCTTGGTAGTGTGACGGTCTTATTGACGATTTTAGAACGTTCACGCTCACGGACAAGTTCAGTATCAACAGAGATAGCCTGAATCACATCATCATCGCTTGCTAGATTGCTTGCAAGTGCCTTAAATGATGATGGTTTAGGAAATTCTTTACCTTCGTCTTCAAACATGATGGTATAGATTTCAAGAACTTCACGAGCGTTGAAAATAGCTTCGCTTAGATTGTCCGCTTCGCTAAATGCTCCAGGGAAATCAGGGAAAGAAATGCTGTAGCCACCATTTTCCTTATCTGCTTCAAACAATGCTAAATAATTATATTTCATAGTGATAGATTAAGCCAATGATCAGAGTAACCCCTTTAGGGGTACAGGGAGGAGTGTCCTCACTCCCCATACAAGACTTTGAGAATATTGTTCAGTGTACCAGGTCTGTAATCCTTCTCTTTGGGTTTAGGTATCGTCACTGTCCGTCCGTCTGGATGTTTCCAAACCTCGTGAGACCCTTTGCCAAAGTCAGTTTTACTAAAGCCTTGCTTCTTAGCAATCTTCTTAAGCTCTCGCTCTGTCATTGGCTTATCTCCTTTCCTTATCTTCAATTATATTGTACACTTGTTTTTAACACTTGTCAACTATAGACACGTATTTTTTACAAATGTTTTTCGTTTTTGTCATTTTGCCCATTTTGAGCAAATAGAAATCAAATCTCGCAACCATTATTGACAAAATGGCGATTTTGAACGAATAGGCTACTGTATTTTTGACAACAAAAAAGCCCCCAGCAAACGCTGAGGGCTCATTTTTACACTGGCTTTTTCTCCAGCTTATAAACTACACCATTGATCGTGACCTCAATGCCTTCAATATCAACAGAAATTTTATCAGGATCAACCGAATGGACGTTGTTTGATGTGGCATCAAACCGTGTCAGACTACCATTTTCTGACTCAATAGCTTTCAGCCTGCTAGTAGCACCGACCAGGTAACTATTGTAGCCAGCGGCTGCATAGTCGTATTTAGCACCACCAACCTGAAACATACCCTTGACGGACTCGCTAAAGGTCAGTGCGCCAGATACCTTGTAAGGACCGCCCTTGCGAAGCAGGTAGAACCAGTCCGTCAAGAAGTCATCTACGCTTGTATAGTGCATGTAGTGGCCTCCCTCGTTCGATGGCCGAGCCAAACCTTGAGTCACAACTACACCGCTCGGACGGTTGCCTTGGCCAGTCCATGTCATGCCTCCCCAGTTGTTATCTGCCTTACCTACGGCTGAGGTACCCCAAAGCCCCTCATAGTGCAGAATCGTCAGAGCATAGCTTGGAAGGATGTCATGCTTTTTACAGTTGCCCAGAATCTTTTCCAGCACATCTTTCTTCAGGACGGCACCGTTGAACGACAAATCACCATCCTCTTTGAATTGCACCGTCTGTGGCTCATTTTTGACCACCTCAGACGGTTTTTCCTTAGCCTTGAGCAATTCGTTGACCTTGGCTTGAACAGGCTCATAGCGTGGTCCTAGTGACCGTTTTCGGTCCTCTCCAGCCCCATGCTTACCTGCTAAGACCTCCCTAGCAAGTTCCTCATCAGATTTCTTGCTTGCCGAAGCTTTGCCATTGATAACTGCCATGACAGCCTCGTATTGACTGCCAAGACTTGCCTTGCGGGTATCTCCGTTGCCATGTACCCCAGCCAAAGTCTCCTGGACCAGTTGGTCAAGGGATTTGCTTGTGTTTGAGGGTGCTCCTTGGTAACGGTAGATATAGTAGTACATGTTGCCCGATGCCCTAGCAGTATCCAAATACCCATCAATGGTAATGCCATTGCGGGCATAGTTGCAGTGGATGATTCTATTTCCGTCCACAAAGATACCAGTGTGACCACCAGCACCGCTAGACTGCCCACGACGGCCCCAGATAAAGACATCGCCACGCTGTGCTTCAAATCGACCGTTTTCACAGATGAGCTTGTAACCATTGCGAATGAGCCAATCATGCTCGTACTCGGTATTAACGGCCCAGCCAGCTGAGATAGCACCACCCGCCATTAGCGCATAATATACAGCGCTTGAGCAATCATAACTATTCGGACCGTTACGATAGTCCATAGAGTAAGTGACTTTGCCGATACGATCGTTCATCCAACGAATTGATGTTTCAAGATTGATTGTCATGATTTCCTCTTTCTTCGAGATAAAAAGGAGCTAGCACCCACAAAATAGGTGTCATAGCTCCCAAAACAATAATAATCAGGATTGCTTTGATTAGTTTCATTTGCCTTTTCCAATCAGCTTTTCAAATGCTGCTGTCACATTTTCAAAAATCGATGTGTCACCTTTGGCTTTGCCGTAATTCTCGACCAAACTCTTGAAGGTTAAGATAAGATAGCCAACATAGATTGTGTATAGGAAAGCTACACCTGTTTGCTCAGGTAGAAGCACCGACATTGGAATTAAGACTGTCAGCAGGATAATACCCATCATCTTGCGAATCAGGCCGTTAATACCGATTTTAGACTTGTATTCAATGTCTGGGTTAATCATAGCGGCGAACGTGCCGGATAAAAAATCAACAATTTCCATAACGACGATTAGTCCTAATAGGAATAGGACCAGACCGTCCTCTGTTGCGATTAGCTCGCGTAAGAAATCAAACATCCCATGTGGATGTGGTTGGATAGTTAATAAAATCATTCGAACTCCTTTTTACATTTGTTTTAAATATTTACCAAAGCACTGTCAGTATAAGTGATTTTACCGATTGGATTGCTATCATTTTTGACAATAACACCGTTATCGTTCGAAATGACGGTACCAATGGCCCCAGTGACTATTGTATTTGGCAATTGCCCCTTAAATTGAATTGTTCCAAATTCACCAGGTGGGATATCGTGCAAGCATACTCCTACTGGAGTATCAGAATTCAAGCACGTCCTCATGCCCGAAAAACCGTCTCGTTTTACAATTGTTCCTTTTGTCAAAAGGGACTCACTGACATTTTTTAATTTTAACGTCGTGTCGCTAAATTCAATTAAGCAATTTTTGTTTACTGTTCCATCTCGTAAAATAAGAGGGCTGTTGCCTCCTCCGCTTATTTTCACAGCGCAATTTTCCCCTGTCGGCGAAATGAATCCTCCAAAAGTACAATTATTAAATGTTAAATAATCGTCATATTTGTTGTGATCCGAATTGAACGTGCAAAAGTAAGTGTTGTCAGTTATAAAATTACAATTATTAAAATTGATGTTTGCGGGAGTTACTGCTTTGTCTTGATTAGCTATTTTATGGAACCCATAACAAAAAGTTGTTCCCGTTGCGACGAAATCGACACGTTTAAAATTGTATGTTGTGCCATTCCACAAACCACAGCCGTAAACATTATGATGTGTCATTCTTTCGCCTCTCAATATACAATCCTCATAATCGACGGTGCAATAACTGACAACGGGATAATCGTCGTGAATCGTGTAACGAATGTTTCGAGCTGAAATTGTTAAATTTTTAGCTTTAAAGTTTCCTTTGATGTTGAAAACAGATATTTTGTCACGGATATTCCAATCGATTGATTCGGGCAGCTCACCATGAATCACAATATTTTCTTTCTTCCCAACGCCAACAATTTCAATGTCAGACACATCCAAACCTATGTAGCCTAAAACAGGTTCCATGTCATCAAAGACATCGTAAAAACCTTCATAAATTTTTATAATTTTTCTGCCGTTTAACGAATTGGCATAGGCGATAGCTTGATTCAATTGGGCAAATTGCTTGCCAGAGCCCACCTCGAGAGCAACTTCGTTTTTTAATAATTGCGATATTTCAGGAACTTTATCATGTACAAGTGACAGTTCTCCATAAGGCGAAAAAGGCATATCAACTTTGTACATATTTTCGGGAACGATCATAAATTTATTTATCTTTATCATCGAGATCCTAAGGTATTTAGCATTTTCAGGGATTTTTAATTTTGAATCAAGGAATGACATGTTTTGTTGTGTGTTGACAGAACCTCCCGAAATATAAGTTTTTTTGTCGGTATAAAAAGCATAGTGTGATGCATCCCCTGTTTCACGACTAACAACATAAATGTTTTTGTACTTTGATACATCTATAAAACCCGAAGCATACCAGTCTGAAACCGTTCCTAAATTTCCGTCGTTAGGTTTTATGTATTTTCCTTGTGTGACATCACTTTTGTCAAAAATATTTATGACGTTAGCAATTGATAAAGTTGTAATCATGTTTTCCAGAGCGGTAAATTGCGTTCTCACAGCTTCTCCTGCCGTTGTGTAGACTTTGTCATCAAACGCGACTCGCATATCCGTCAATTCAGACGGCACTGTACCGTTCCCAGCGTTAGCAATAAGATTGTTAATCTGACCGCTGACCACACTGATGTCTTGAGCTGTTGATTTATCTGTCTGTTCCATCTGGTCCAAGCGTTCGACCAGAGTATTTGCATATCCCCTCGCCTTCGCGACTTCCATGTTGGCATTGCCATTGGCAGTGGCATCTTCATACACTTGCTGGATGCCGTCATGAATGGCTTGTCGGACATCACGGCCAAAGACACCATCTTTAATTACTTTTAAGTGGTTATCAATTCCCATTTATTATTTCCTTTCTAATGCTTCTACTCTTGTTATCAATTCATCCAGATTGATTTCCTTGGTCACAAGCAGATAATCCAACTTCTGCTTATCTTGAGCTGACAATAGCTGGCTTGATTGTTCTGAGACGGCTGTGCTGACAGTTTCAACTGTTTCTGCAGTCGTACTGGCAATGACTCGAACCTCTTCCAACTGGCTCTGTTGCTCTTTTAGCTGCCTAGTCGTGACTAGTTGCTTGGTCCTTCTTCGGACATTGTCCAATTGCCACTCTTCAGCAGACTTAAACTTGTCGCCAATCGTCAAATTCGATCGCTCAACGTTTACCAGGTCAATCTGCCGTGCAACAACTCTCAACCGTTCGTCAATAAACATGACTGGGTTGATAACCCTGTAGGTATTCCCTTCCTCGAACTCGTCAAAGTTTGGGTTGATGTGCGATAAGTTGACTGCCGATACCGAGTATTGATAGGCTACAGCCTTTTGTGTAGCTAGCTGGCTCTCTCCTGCTTGTTTTAGAGCAACAGGGTCCTCTATGTCATCAAACGTGGCAGTTTCCATTTTTATGCCGTACTCGGCAATCAAGTCTGGTCTATCGATGTAGTCTTTCCCGTTGTTAACGGATGCAATGTTGACACGCTGATTGGTCTCACTATTTTGCTTGCCATAAACCAGTAAGCGTGACACAATGCCCTCTGGATTGATGTGTTGCTTTAATGACAATAGATTGACAGAGAGCTTGATTTCCGTGTCGCTGTCGATGCCTATCTGTCTCTTAAAGTCAAGGTACCTCTTGCCGTTTTCTTTGCGAATCTGTAGCTCCAGTCCATACTCGTTTAGGATGAGGTCTGTCAACGTGGCAAAAGTCGACTTCGCAGGGTCGACATCAGCTTCCATGTAGTCGCCTGTCGCAATCAAGTCTGTTAAATCGCCTGGCAAAAATTCCTTGTAGGCTTCCAGGTTATCGTTGTGGAATTGCAGGACCTGTTTCACAAAGTCTGATTTCTTCCCGCGGTAAATCTGTTGTCGTTGCTTGCTGTCGTTTAGAAAATCAAGCTCCGATTTGGCATTGTAGGCGAAGGTAAACACTCCACTCTCAGCCATGTCATTTGTAATCGGTGCGATACGGCCATAAAATACCTCTCTACCTGTCCGCATATTGACTACTTGGACCATGGTCTGCAGAGGCTTGATAAGAGCCTTGTAGCCAGCGTTGTTTGGCAAAAATTGAAAATCAAACTGGGCAATCTTATTGATTTCAAACTTAACAATGGCCGACAAGAGTTTGTTCCCGCCGACCATTGAATCGTGTATCGGTGTCATGTTGGCACCGTTAATCAAACTAACTGCATACATTTAGATCAGCTCCTTATACCATTTGAAAGAAATTCTGCCGTTTCCTTCAATGTGGATTTCATTTTCTTTCTCAAGGGTAAAGAAATCATAGGTCCGACTTCCCGGAATGATGCTGAATTGTTGATCACGCATTGTCAAGGTCATATTGCTGGTCGACGTAATTTCTGGTCGTGCCAAGCTGATGCCTGTGTTGACCAATAGAATATCAAGCGAACCTTTAACATCGAAAGCAATATCTTGGAATGCGTCTAGTTCAAAGTTAAATTCATCCCAGATATCGCTACCTTCAGCCCTTTCGGAAATCATGAAGGGATAAGCTGTGAATGTGATTTTAAGCACACCATGAGCCCAATCTTCCTCAAAAGCACTATCTCCTTGGACCTCGGCCAAGAAGTAGTATCCAGGTATTGCATCATCATAGAGAGGTGATAGGCCTGTTGTTCCCATCAACCAATTGATTGCATTGGTTTTAGCCATATTCATGGCTTCTTTCGTACCATAAATTGTATTCTTGATTTTGATTTGATAGGTCAAGGTTCTCTGTTCGTAGAGCTGCCCGCCGTAAACCGTTGAAAAATCATATTTTTCATTTGAAAAAGGAATTGGCACCAGTACCTTCTTTTTGTCAGGGATGCTAATTGACCGTTCATTTAATAAAAGCAGGCCTTCATCCTCAAATGAGTGCCTGCCATTGTATCTAATTCCGTAGTATTTAGCCAACTGTGCCACCTCCTTCAATGATTTGAATACGCTGTGCTTGTGCATCCGAAACATGTCCCACAATCAATTGAGCGAATGTTTTGCCGTCAATATTTAGAATGATTGGTTGTGGCTGTGGTTGTTCCACGTTCACAATTATCTTGTCTTTGACAGTAGACATGATATGATCAGCAATCATGCCAAGTGTACTTTCGTTCAGTGGTAGAACAGCTTCTTTACCAGCCTCACCGCCACCCATCAAACCATTACTATTCATGCCGAAAATAGTGGGCTTGGTCAAAATACCACCTTTCGCAAACCATGTAATATCAATAGATGGCAAGGACCCCTTGCCGCCGAACCCCCATGGAGCTTCGCCGCCGCTAATATGGAAGCGTGGTAATTTCGGTCTAGGGAGAGACCACTCAAAGTTGAAGAAACCTTTAATCGCATTGATAGCATTGGAAACAGCGTCCCTGGCACCGTTAATAGTGTTCGTAATAGTATCTCTTATACCATTCCAAACACTACTTACAGTGTTGAAAATGCCAGACATCACGCCACTGATTGTGCTAGATATTCCGTTAAATACATTGGAAATCGTATTTGAAATCGAGGTTACTACATTGCTGATAAATGACAATATGCTATTCCAAATTGTGGATACTATATTGAAAATCATGTTGAGTACGAATTGGATATAGGTCACAATCGCCTGCCAGGTTGTCTGAATGTATTGCTGGATTGCAGTAAGTATTGTCTCAATGATGGACTTGATTGCATTGATTAAATTGTCTACAACACCTCTCATGGTCTCCCATGCGCCAGACCAGTCACCGTTAATCGCCTGCATAACTGCCTTGATGATGCCAAGTACAGTGTTGATTGCTGTTTCTACAATTGTTTTGATAACTGTCCAGACTGTCTCGATGACTAGTTGGATATTGGACCAAGCGGCTTGAATGAGTGGCTGTAGTGCTGTCATAACTGTGTTGATGACAGACATGATGGCATTCCAGACTATTTCTGCGGAGGACTTAATCAACTCTTGATTTTCGGTCCACCAGGCAACCAATGTGCCCCAGATAGACATAACAAAAGCTGAAATCTGCTGAATAACAGCATTGATGACCGACATAATCGCATTCCAAATTTCGATAACTGCTGTTCGGAAGGCTTCGTTGTTTTCCCAAAGATATTTAATACCGACAACTAACAGGGCTATCGCTGCAATAATCCCTAATACAATGCCAGCAATTGGTAAGAACGAGGCAATTAATCCACCTATCGTTGTGTTAGCTGCTAACGCTGCTGCTTGCAATGCCAAAAAGACAGGCAACAATAACCCGACGATTACTACTAAACTTCCAAATACAACAATCAGCTGTCTTATAGGCCCTGGCAAATTCCCAACCCACTGTGCAACGGATTTGAAAATCCTAGCCATACTTTCCAAAACTGGAGCAACGACTTCCGCAATCATACCACCTATTTCAGCCATTGCCTCAGTGCTCATATTTTGTGCAGTCGTAAATTTGTCAATTGGGTCAAGTGTAGAGTCAAATGTTTTGCCGACCGTTCCAGCAGCATTCTCAGCTGTGTTTGCTAGGTCATCAAAATTAAATGTTCCTCGTTTGATTGCATCAACCATGCGAGGGGCTGCCTTTGAGCCGAAGACTTCTGATGCTAATGTCAAAGCCTCGGTCTCACTATATGAATTTTGAATAGCTGTGACAGTATCGTTAAGACCTTCTTGAAGGGTCTTCCCATCTTTGGCATAAGCAACGGCTGCCTTAGACATGGAACTTAATGCAGCAGATGAATCCACACCAGCTTTTTCAAACTTACCAATGAGTGAAACACCTTCATCAAAACTCAATCCTAATGCCTTGATTTGTGGTGCTCCATCAACAGCCTTTTTCATTAAGTCGTCAACTGAAACACCCGTATTTTGAGCGACGTAGGTAGCACTGTCCAACACATCTGAAAGATAATCAACAGATAGCCCATAGGCTTCCAATGCCTGTTTCGAAGTCTGCGTGGCAGAGGTCACATCGGTGCCATTGATTTCTGCAAACTTAATCATGTCCGCTGCGGTGGTCTGCAAAGCATCTCCCATCAATCCGAACTGGGTATTTACTTCGCCAACTGCACTTCCTGCCGTTGTGAAATCAGTCGGAATTGTCGTTGCAAGATTTGAAGCGATGTTCTGCATTTCCTCAAGAGATTGTCCACCAGCACCCGTCTTAGTCACAATGGTGTCCATTCCCTCGTCAACAGTGCGAAAAGCTTCAAGTGAGTTTTGACCAAACTCAATCAGTTGTTGAGAGGCATCAGCGATCATTCCTGAGAATTCATTCAGCAAATCAGCCTTCAAGAGATTGTTCGTCTCTTCCTGCAAGCCTTTCATAGTCTGAGCATTGTTTTGGACTGCATCTGCATTCCCTGCCAATGCTTGATTGACATTCTCTAGCTTGTTCTCATAACCTTTCAGCACATTCTGGGTAACTTCAACTTCACGTTGAAATGCTCGATACTGCTCTTCAGCAATCTTTCCTTCTGCAAATTGCTTCTGGACCTGCTCCTCTGCAGTCTTCAAAGTTTCGAGTTTTTCTTTAGCGTTGGAAACCTGTTTTGCCAAGAGTTCCTGTTTCTGCCCAAGCAAGACAACGTTACCTGGGTCAAATTTCAAGGCTCTGTCAATCTCTTTGATTTCCTTACTGGCATCAGATGCAGACTTATTTACATTTTTTAAGGCCTTATCTAAGCCAGTAGTATCGCCACCGATTTCAATATTGATACCCTTAATTTTTCCTGCCATGTTGCCTCCTTTCGTTGAAAATAAAAGTGCTGAGAGAGCGATTCTAGCAACGTTTTCCTTGAGCTAGCAAGGTATTACGCCGTAGAATTTCTCTCAAAGCACTCTAGAAATTATCAATATCAGCCTGTGTAGCTCTCCTTGTCTTAACTTCGGTCTGTCTATCTGGATCACGAAGATTGACATAGTCTGTTTGGTAGTCGAGAGCCATGCCAAGTGTGATGTGTTGTAGCTCCTCTACTGATAAGCCGACTTCTTTACAGCAGGATAAATAGGACTCTACTGTGAAAAGCTCATCGCTTGCAGATTCGCTGTCATCGAAGGCTTTTTTGTAGCCATATTTGCCTCCAACATTTCCATTAAGACAGGAGCGACGTCTTGGACAGGGAAGTATTCCAAATCCATGTAGAAATTGTCATAAGGCTTGACTGTAGGGTCCCCCGATTTCACAAAAGTCCAAAACAGTCGGTTAAAAAATGTCATATCGAAGTCTTTCAACATTGACATGTCTAGTTTACTGACATCAATTTCTTTCTGTTCTTGTGACAAAGCCACCATTTTCAATAGGGTGTCGCCTTGGAACATGTTCATCATGTCCTGGAAATAATCACGGCCAAATTGATTTTTGTAAGCAATTGGCGTATAGCCATTGGTCACCAACCGAAATTCTTGGTCTTCGATTTTAAAAAGTCGTTCCATTAGCTACTTGCTCCTCCTGTTGCTCCAAATGTTACGCCTTCTGCAGGTTTATAGACATTTGCAAACCAGCCATCGTAAACTTCTTTCTTTGTGTTTGAAGTTGTCTTTGTTTTAACAGCTTTATCAGATGATCGTGGAACAGATGCAAATGATAGTTCTGTGGTATTTGGGTCACCTGACTTGGTTTTTGAGCCCTGTTTAGGACGACTGACTGTGCACTTGTAAAGCAAGTGACGAGTGGCATTCTTATCCCCTTCAATTTGGAACATCATCGCAAAGGCTGCCTGTTCTGCATCAGCAAACTCAGATTGTGTTCCGTCTGAAGCTAGCTTCTCTCCTAAAATTTCCGTTTGGAAATAATCAGTCATACGGGCAATCGTCAATGTACCTGTGTATCCCTTGTTGGTTGAGCCACCATGGTAGGTCACGTTGTCTGCTTGGAAGTCAATCGTTTCTCCTTGCGGCTCGATTGTCAACTCAACTGCTCCAGGTAGAGCTTGTGGAGTGTCATAGGTCAAATTGCCTAGGGCATCTTCTGAGGTAATTTTGGCAACGTGGACTTTCTCCAGACCGTATTCAATTTTGTTTTCTGGTTTTTTCGTCATGTTCTTCTCCTTCTCAAATTAGACTGACATCATAAATGACTTGATAGAGCCCTTCTGACTCTATATACATCTCATCGGAAAACTCAAAAAAGAGCTTGTTTTGATTAAACAGGCTCTTTAGTTTATCTTCCAGTGATTCATTTTTCTTATCTGTAATCAGTTCTACCGTAACTGATTTGACAGTGTGATACGCTTCATTATCAGCATTGAGATTATCCTCTCCGTCCTGATAATAGACTGCGTAAGGTGGTTTTGTTTTTTCTCCCTTTTTGAATTGACGGTAACGGCACGGTATTCCCAATGCTTTTATGATAGCTGCAAATTCTAATAGTTTCATTGGCCAATTCTCCTGATGCGTTCTTCAAATTCGGCAATGGCTTCTTCTTCCACTGGTGCGATATGAACCTGCGGGCTCGTTCGTCCACCATCACGATTAACGTGCCCGTTTTCGAGTAGATGAGTTAGGCGATAGTCAGGCCCTCTTACATGTGCCACATAAGTTCCATTCTTCAATCGTTTCTTGGCCCATTTCTTTCTGTAATTTCCTGTCATCTTTGGGCTACTGACCCTTAACTTGGCTACAGCCTTATCAACAACATCGCTAGCAGCTTCATCAACTTCTTGTTCAACCTCTTCCGACCACTCTTCTAGTGCAGACATGATTTCGCTAGTTAGATCCAGTGCCATTTTTTACTACCTCGCAAGTCAATTCGATGATATCACCATTTTCAAATGTCTTGATGACCTCGTATCTTACTCCTTCAAAATCCACATACACCTGATTGTCATACTCAAAATCGTGGACCTCAAGTACCATGGAAGGATTCATGTTGGCTTGTGATGCAAAATAATACTCTGACCGTGTGAGAGACCGCTTATTGCATGATACCTCAATACCTACTTCTTCGTAGGTTGGCTGTAACAACTCATCCAATGTCGGCTCTTCAGAAAGCGAAATTAGGGTGCAATCTTCATTCCATCTCATGACTCTGCCTGCTTCCTATATGTGATTTGATAGTCGTGCAGTTTCTGCTGTAGATAGCGTGGCATGGTTGGCTGGTCTTTGTTGATGTACTGGTAGTAGGTCCAATCGGCAACGAAGGTAACATGGTGAGGTAGATTCAGGTCAATGGCAATGCCCTTGACTTGCTCTAACTCATCAATAGAGCTTTTGATAAGCTCTGTTAGATACTTGTCTCGTTTGTCAGATTTGATACCTTCTTTCATCTTGACCAGTTGCAAGACATTTGAATGTTCCATGGCTTACTCGCTTTCTTTTGATGTTTTTCTACGAGGTTTGCGAGTTGTAACGACTTCCGATGCCAGCTCACTTGCTAACTCGGATACTGATTCAGAAACGCTTTCGCTTACTGATTCGGACACAGATTCAGAAACGCTTTCGCTTACTGATTCGGACACAGATTCAGAAACACTTTCGTTTACTGATTCAGAGTGCAGTCTTTCGATTTCCTCTAAAACAGCTACAAGCGGTTCTTCATTCAAACCGTTCAGGTAGTCTGCTCGGTCTTTGGCCGTCACAAACTCCTCATCTTTTCTCCGAAGGCCAATCGGAGATTGGCTATCGGAAAAAGTTACGAGCGCTTTAACTCTTACATCAACTGACTTCATGGTTTGCCTCCTAACCTGGTGTGTTAGCCTTGTCAGCTGCGAATGTCACATCTGTTGGTTTAGGTGCAACAGCTCCATCTTTGCCAGATGCATTGACTGCCACAAAAGCCTCGCCAAAGATTGGACGACCATCATATCGTGCAATTCCCTTAAAGACAGTATTGTCTTCGATGAATTGAGCATGTTCAGATTGAGCCATGGTTGCTCCCTCACGTTCTGCCAAAATGTAAAGCGAACCAAAGCCACCGATAATATGTCCATCTGGGATGAAGTTTAGCTCTTCAACATCACCACCAATAACAGGCAAAGTATTGTCAAGGCCTGACGTGATCGCTGCAGCCGAGTTGAAACTCATCAGCTTAATCTTCAAAGCTTGATGTGTCTTACGTGACATTGCCCAGAAAACATTGCCGTCTGAGTAGTCGGCATCAATGACATTTAGCTTAGTAGCCAATTCCTGATAGTATTTGATAGGGTCTGTGATGTTAGCAGGTACTACTGACAAATGAGTAGAATGCAGATCAGTCCAGTCTGGCTCATTCTGACCCCAGTAATTAGGTTTCTGGGTTTCAGCCAAGCGAGTCACGATACCAACAGGCATCTTAGTCCCTTTTCCGTAAAGGATGGCTTTATCGAGAGCAAGACCAATGGCTTGAGCAAGACCCAAAAGAATTTCATTAGCAAGGTTAAGGTCAGAGTCTTTCAGGATGGAATTAGGAACAGCAGTAAAGCCACCAACCTTGTAACCGTCCACTTCAACTTGATTGAATTTGAAATCAACTTCATTGAGTTTTCCAATCATTTCCGTCCAGATACCTTCTGGTACTGTGCTCGCGATGTTCTGACGAGCTTCGCCCTTCACAGGTTTGAGCCAAACTTTTGTAATTAATTTGGAATATTGATCCATATTGTTACGAAGCAACTCCAAGAATACTTCTGGGATGGTCAATTCTGAGCCATTGACAGCACGTTTTTCTTGAATGATGCTGCGAGTATTTTCCAAAAATGTCTTGACTTCGCTGCGTTCAACCAATTCAGTCATAGCAGCACGAGTCAATCCACCAAAATATTTGTTTCGAGTCATAGTTGCAAGTTCTCCTTTTTGTTTGTTGCGTTGTTCAGGTTCAGCAGCTGGTTCTTCTTTTGGTTCCACTTTAGGCTCCTTGCCTTCCAATTCAGCTAGTTCTGCTTCGAGTTCATCAATTTCAGCTTGGATAGCATCTACTTTTTCTTGATGTTCAGCTTGTTCCTGTGTCAGAGTGTCAATTTCTTCTTCGACAGCCTTGATTTCTTCATCAGACCGTGCTTCTTCGATAGCTGCTTCCAATTGGGCACTACGTTCATCAAAGTTCTTACCGTCGTTCAATTCAGTCAAGTTATCATTCAAGACTTTAATTTTGCGACGGAGCATGAGTTGTTTTAGCATAGTTTAGTTTCTCCTTTAGTTTTTGTTTACGGGACTCTAAGGTCCGTTCTTGTAGATCTTCAAAGTCTCGTTTCCGAGCCTGCACACCCGTTGCCTCATAGGCAGGGAAGGTTACGATGGACACTTCATGCAAATCAATCTTTTCAATGGTCCATTTTACAGTTCCATCTTCACGAAATTCAGTCGATTCCTCAACGATGTTGAAACCGAATGAACATTGGTCCACATCGCCACGTTGGACACGGGCGTATAGATTGAGTGCATCGGTATCTTGTTCGTTAATGACAACACGGGCCCATAGACCTTTGTCATCAACTTTCAAAGTCAATGTCCCGGCCTTATTGCGACCAAGGACCAACTCTGTGTTGTGATTGATAAGGGCACGGATGTCATTGTCAAGGGTATCATCAAATGCACCGATTTTTATTTCTTCAAAAGCACCAGGCCACAACTCTGTTTCAGAGCCATAGACTGCAAAATAGCCTTCGATAACTTTCTCTTGTTGGCCTTCCTGTTGTTCACGGACAGCGAGATTAGATTTGAAGCTACGCGTCAGATAAGCTGCTCTCTCCACTATCTTCTCCTTTCTCTAGTTTCTTCTGATCCCCAATTTTATCAGCAGGTATGAAGTTCTCAAGAATAACCAACTGGTCCAGACCTTCTTCTGGTGGCATATTCAGCCAGTTCCTCACTTCATTCCCAGTCACAAGACCTCTGATGTAGAGGTTTTGCCCGACTTCAGCCAGCTCTTTCATGCTGTAGTTCAACAAACTTCGATAATTGAACAACCAGTAATGATTTGGGGAATAAAGGAGCTTGCTAGTCATCTCGTGTTGAATGATGTCTGCAAATTCCTTTATTGTATTAGTGACAAAGTTGTCATATTCTTCCTTGTTGAATTTACCTACGCCAAGGAAAAAGGCGGGTACTCTCAAAATACCTGCGAGCGTAGTCTTGTCAACTTCTACCGAATCCTTGATTGCTATATCATTTAGACTAAGAGGCTTGACCTGTTGAACTTCCATCATTTCTGCTGGGATAATCCACGGTTTCCCAGCAGATGATTGTTTGAGATACATATCAAAGACTTCGTCACGACCTTCCTGCGAGGATAATGCGGCCGTATTGGCATCTGTTTTGACAATCAATGACGGCATGTACTTTCCTGACATAAACTCGTTTTTAGTGGCTGAGGCTTGCTTTAGGTTTCTAAGCAAATCAGAAAGTACGACACGATATCCTTGCCCTTTCCATGGTTTCTCTGGATCGGCATTGATAGAGAAGTGTAGCACTTCGTCTGGCGAGAAGACTGTATCATAGTCATAGACTACTTGATAGTCAAATGCGTCACCTTGGAAAGAGACTTTAGAAGGGGGCAAAGGTTTTAGGTCTTGAATTAACCCCTCTTTGTCAACGATTGGATAGATGATGCTATTACCATCCCCTTCCAAAATCATTGTTCGGACAATGTTGTATATCCATTTCTTCCGACTCATCCACTTGTAAGGATTGATATCAATCTTTCTGGATAGTTCGTTTTTGATTCGGACGTCGCCATTCTCTCTATTCTCCATGAGGTGAATAGTCATTGACGACACCAGGCTTGCAATCTTGTGGACTGCGATGTGCACCTCTGGGCAATCAGACAATCTGGTGTATCCATTGGTGACCATAGTTCTGAAGTAGTCCTCATTGACAAACATCTGAAAGCTAGAAGACGGCTCGGATCGTATCTTGTTTGAATTTTTCGGTTTGCGTTTACTCAATTTTTCGCTCCTTTCAACCAATCACTTACATATCCACCTTTCTCTGTGTCCTCTAGCATTTGGCATGCCGCAAAGACTGCTGCGTCAAAAAGGTCAATGCGTGATGTCTTTTCTACTTTTTCGTATTGAATCATATCATCTACTTTTTCAATTCCTCGAACATTCGACACGCAGTATTCGAATGCGGTGCTGTGGCAATAATAAAGCTGACCGTTGTAGGCCTTAACTTCTATACGGCGGAATCCCTCTGACTTCTTCCAGTAATACTGCGGTGCATCGACAATCGTAAAACCTGACCGTTTCATCCCAGTGAAAAAATCACGACCAAACTTCTTATCAAAGCCAATTTTCTGGATTTTGAAACCCTTGTCCCTCATAGACTTAAACCAATTGATGACATCATCATAGGAAACGGTTGGTGTGTTACTCATGGTCAGATTGCCGTCTTGCTCCCAACCAAATAATGGGATGCCGTCATCATTAGCTTTCTCATGGGCGGCCATACGCGGAAAGAAGGCATGGGTGATAACAATATCCACACCTTCATACTGCCCATATAGAGCAGCTGCTGTTAAGTCATGAAGCTTCGATAAGTCGGCACCGCCAAACCACTTGATAGGCAACCGAGCCAACTCTTCTAAGCTCCAATCGTACTTATCATCCGAATTAATGAAGGTTTGGAGGTCGAAGTAAGCAGTCATCGAGTTCGTGAAAATATTCAAAGTCTTATTGAAAAATTCATTCCTGGTCTGTGGGTCGGCATAAGCAACCTCTGCATCATGCAACAACTCGCTCAACTCTACGGTAACTCCTAACGATGGATTGGCTCGTTGAATGTGGATTGGGTCCGTGAAGTCTATAATCTTTCCGTCCGCATCGGCATCGGCATCACAGATAAAAATGAAGAAGCTATCATCTTCAATCAAATCATCTAGGACCTTGTCGCAATACTTCAACCGCTGGGCTAAGAAACCATTTGGTTTGTCCCCTGCCGTCGTAATCGCCATAAGCAATTTATTCCGAAAAGCCCGTTGGGCATTTTTCATCAGCGTGTACTTCTTAGATGACTTCATCCCATGGATTTCGTCTAAGATGATGATGTTACCGTTGAATGAGTCTAGGTTGTCCTCTTCTGAAGCCAGTGCATTGATGATGAATGAGCCATTGGAAAATTCTTTTCGGATGCTGTGCTCATTATTGTTATCCTTGATTCTGATTGACTTGTCCTTCCAGTATTTAACCGTGTGAGAAATGAAATCGAAACTTTCACGGGTCTGTTTTAATGAGTTTGCCAGGATATAAGCATTGGTCCCGCTCTTATTTTCCAGAACAGACATGGCCAAGCAGATTGCGGAAGCAAAGGGAGTCTTTCCGTTTTTACGAGGTAACATAAAAAGGGCCTCTGTAAATCTTCGGATGGAGGTCCCCTTTTTGAAAAATCCAAATAAATTGACAATACAGAATTTTTGCCAGTCTTGCAAAATGAATGGAACATTGGTCAGCGGTTTCCCTTCTAGCGATTCGCCTTTCCTGTGAACAACCAGCCCCTCAATGAACTTTATTACAAATTCAAATTGTTCTGAACGAAAATCAAACTTTCCACTGGCAAGGTCTTTTAGAAATCTGGTACAGGCCTTTGCCCGTCGCTTCCCTGCAATAATTGTGCCAGCAACAACATCTTCTGCATATTGCTTAGCGATTTGAAAGTCAGTGAGAATTTTTTGAGCTCTTGTCATGTTAAGTTGGCAATCAACCCTTCCAGTCCACCAGCTTCCTTATCTGGTTTTATCACTTCCACATTAGCAGCTTTTGGATTCAGCTGCAGTCGGTCTGAGTATGTCAGGATATCCTTGCGAAGATTCTCCATGGTTTGAACTAGCGGAGTTTTTCTTTCCACGATCGTACCACGAGATGTCTCGTGCTCTTCTGTCACTTGTGACCCGTTGGCAATAAACTCTTCCCGTGCTATATGGTAGTCATATAGCAAGCCTGAATAGATTTCTATGAGGTCGTCGTAGTGCTTAGAATAGGTCCTCATTTCTTTCATTGACTTCACAGTCCTGTTCTTGAAAGTATTCTGGGTAATTGGTCTAGCCAATTTCTCACCTCCTTCCCAATTTTGTGTTAGAAATCGTTGCACAAAATTCTCAAAATGTTGAAGGGAGGGAAAAACTTCTCCTTCCCGGTCCTCTAATTGCTTTGAGAATTTTTGTTATGAGGGGGGGCTTTCCTAGATTCGAAGAATTGTTCAAACTCTTTTTTTCTTTTCCGTTGCCAATAAAGACCTTGCCCTATGACTTTGTCATTCTTCCTGTCATGGAATGTTCCGTGGATCTTGTTGGTCAAGCTAATCACGTTCCACGACATAAACTCCAATTCTGGATACTCTGAAACTGGGTAAATGTGGTGGACCATTTCAGCTTGTACTTCAATTCCATACCTCAGAGATTCTTGACAGAGATACTTGTCACGTTTCAGAGTTCGACTACGGAACTTCTCCCAGCGACTAGACTTCAATGTCTTTCGGACAGGTTTGAATGTCATACAGTTGCACTCCCTATATATCGCTTAGTTATCTCTGGTGTTGGTCTGTCGCATCTTTCAAATATCTTTGTTGCGATGAGTTGGTTTTCAGAAAAGAATTGGATGACTTCCTTTTTCTTTGGTTTTCCAGAATATGGATATCGTTTTGGTTTCATGATTACTCCTTTTCACAACAGAAAAGGACAACCTGCCCAGCTGTCCTACTTGTTTATAAAAATTCATGATACAAATATAACACTAAAATCGTGAGAAAAATAGTACCCTTTTTTCTCATTTTTTAAACAACCCTTGACAACAGAATTTTAGGTGCAAAAACTATACCAATTTCTCTTTGAATTATCTTCAACACATATTGTGTCAAATTTCTCTTTTTTTCAAACTGCTTGATATTATTGGTTTTCCAAACAGTTGTTTTTTCGAATTTAACAATTCTCATTGTGTAACATTCGCTACTTGCCAAGTTTGAAACTAGCAAATGCTCGGTCCTGTTGGTCTTGGTTGATACCGATATATCTTTTTGTAATTGCTGGGCTGGAATGGTTGAATAGGTCCATAAGCATTGCGATGTCCTTATGCTTCTTGTAGTAGTGATAGCCAAAGGTCTTCCTCATTGTGTGAGTCCCGACATTTTCGATACCGCAGTCGAGAGCGGCAATCTTGATGATGCAGTAAGCAGCCTGTCTGGTAATTGGTCTGTTTTTTCCTTTTCGACTTTGGAAAAGGTAATCTCCTACTTTCTTACCTTTGATGTATCTTTCTATCTCCCTCTTCAAAAGAGAGTTCATCTTGATTCGTTTTCGCTTTTTGGTCTTCTTCTCGATCACAATTATGTAATGACCACGGATGTTTGAGACTTTCAAAATAACGATGTCAGATATCCTCAAGCTCGTATTGATTCCTATCAAGAACATGATATAGTTGCGTTCATTCCATTCACGTAGATAGTCGCACATCATATCAATGTCCTCAGTGCTTCGAATGGGCTCAACGTAGTTCATTTGATTCCACTCCTTTCTTAACTCAAGTAAAAAGGCCAGTGCATTTCTGCAACTGACCTACTGTTTGTCGGGCGAGTTCTGGTTTTTCTTGAAAGGTGTTCCTCTGAAAAATAAAAGGCTCTTGCGGGTATCTATCCTTCTTCTCGTTCCGACATTATCATATTAACACCATTTTCGTGAGAAAAACAGTACCCTTTTTTCTCATTTTACAAGTGACCTTTTAGCTCTGCGTACTGCTCAAGAATAATCGCTCGTCTCCTGTAGATTGTGGCTAAACTCATGAATTTCTTGTCTGCGATTTCTTCCCATTTTAGACATGGATACTGCCAGCGTAGATGAAACAGCTCTCGATCTTCATCGGTCAACAAGTCAAGTAACTTCTCAACCAAGGTCTTAAATGCTTCGAGATGTCTAATCGTTGGGTCGCTGTCCCACTTGATGACAATAGCTTCAGTTGGTTTACTTACCCCGCCTGAACGAATACCTATTTCATCATCGCTATTTCTAGCAGATAGTTCAAGTTGCCTATTCCTGATTGAGCGGTCAATAGACCGATACTTGTTGAGTTCTGAGTCGAGTCGCGATAGCTCTCTTTTGTCAAGTCGTGTCAAATTGCTTACTCCAATCTTTAAAATTTTGCGATACCTTCCGAGAGACTTCAGCGATTGCATTAAATACCTCGCTAAAGACCTCACCTATTTGGTGCAGTGCTTTATTGATTTCTGCTGGATTCTGACCTAGCTGTTCCAACAGTTCTGCAATCTCCTGTTGTTTTTTTAGTTCAGCTTGTTTTGCCTTCTTTTTCCTTATCCTCTTGTTCATCTTGTCCCTCCTTGTAACCCGATAGATACTTGATGCACTCTGCGAAATAGGTACAGGCTACCCACACAATAAATGCTGTCAGAAACGGATATTGTGTCGGACCACATCGGCTTGTCTTTCACAACCTGCCAACACTCCGATAAGTCCAATAGTTGCTAAAACTAGTCTAATTTTATTTTTCACGATCTATCCACCTCCCTATGCTAAAATAGTCAAATGCTCCTGCTCTGCCAGCTTGTCTTTGAGGTAGGCAGCTACATTGTTGACAGCTTCCAAGGTCCATGCCCCTCCGTCAGCTTCAAAGAGTGCCAACTGGGCCCGACCATTGATGCGGAATACAAACTGGCTTTCGGGTTGAACAACTTCGGTAAATGTTCGGTAGGGAGCAAGTTGGATTGGATTTGGCACTATGCCTTTGGCTAGTGATGCGACACCATTTTTGACCGTGGCAACCTGGGACACGCCATTGTCAACAACTTCAGACCCTTCTTTGATTTCCAAGTGACTTGCAAAGTTAATCATAGAAGCTCTGTCTTCATTTGCGACAAAACCAGCCTGTGCCTGAATGATAAAGGCTTCTTGCGGCATAAATTGCTCAAGCGTGATATGTGGTAGCGTGGCCACAACTTCGACTAGCTTGGTCCGATTTTCTAATTCGTCATTTTCAGAATAGACACAAACGGTTGTTGGATCTTCCACCAGCACAATCAATTGCTGTTTCTTCAGTTCGTCCAAACCAGATTTGAGATAATCTACTAGACTTGCGAGGGTGCGGAGGTTGAGGGCTGCTGGATAGCGTTTGGGCTCAAGCTCACGATAGTTGTGGACATTGGCATCGTAATATTCTATTCCGCCTTCGCTGGTAATCGTTTCGCGAATCATTTCGTGTAGTTCGACTGCGTACTCAAGTGCATCTCTTGTAATTTCTGACATATTAGTTTCCTACTTTCTTTTTAAAATCAATGATTGTTGGCTTTTCTTCTTTTTCCACTTCCTCGATAGGCTTACCTGTGTCGGTCCGTAACACTGCGTCGTTGTCAAAAAATGTTTGGCCAGGCATTGCACTCAGCAATTCGTTCGCATAGATTTCGCCTGTCTCGTAATTTTGACCAACCAAGATAGTTGTGGACAGCTTGACTTGCGGAGCCAATTTAGATTTGACTTCCATGATAGTGTCGACGGAGTTCCGCTGGTCATTCGGTTTCAAGACCAGCTTGATAGACACTTCCCGCTTGACCGTCGGATCAGTATTGGGGTCCAAGATGTTCTCAATGACCCGTGCCAATTCGTTGTTGAGCTTTTCCTGCAGACCGCCGTCCGCGATGCTAGATAAATCTAGTCCGATAATATTTTTTGCCATATCTTCCTCCTAGCTGCAACCACAGCCATTGCCGTTGAATTTTTCTTTCAGCACTTCGATTTCCGCCGTAACACGACCGAGTAGCCGTCCCTCTTGTTCCAAATCTCCCTCTCTGGGGTTGGGCCTGTCCATATGTGTCTGGATTGCGTGTTTTACGATATGCAAGTCCCGATAATTTAGATTCATTTGCATCCCCACTTTCTACGGTTTGCTTTCTGGAACATAGCAGAGCTGGACATTTGCTCCCAGACCTTTTTGCCAAGGGCGGCAAGTAGTTGTTGATTTTGATGCTTAAGGTAGTCAATTTGTTCTTCTTTCTCCCACCATTCATTCATCAAGCGCATATTCTCCTGGATCAGATGTGTTTCCCACTGCTCATCCAGCAGAAATTTATGTTCGTTCAGCAAGCTTCCCACGTCTATTTCAACTCGCAGAGTATTCGGGATAAGCTTGATTACCTTATATGCCATTTGTCACTCCTTTGTATTTATTATCCTGACAATACTTTGTCATCCGATCTAACTCCCGACGAAATTCATCGTCAGGTAACTTCATCAGTCGGACCTTATCCGACATCCGAATAATGCAGTCGTTGGCCACGGACCAGCTCTGCATCGCGAAAAGTCTATCAACACCGTCCATCATTCCTCCTCAATCAAATAAAAATTGCCATAATCTTTCAAGGCTCTTGAAACATGGATAGCAGCTGCACGACTAGCAAACCGCATAGCCTGTCGCTCATTGCCATAGAAAATATCAATTCCCGTACAGCTGACCCGTACCTCTCGAATGAAAGGTCTAGCCTTCTTTGAACCATGTTTAAGTTTCACCATTTTCCATAGCCTCCAACTCAGCGTAAATCTCTGCCAACTTAGCCTGCCCCTCGGCAGTTTGTTGGCTTGCTAAAACTTTTTTAGCCCATTCTGGCACAGGTTCATCTTTTTCGTTGGCTAACATTCTAGCCTTCAAAGCCTGCATCCGTTGCATGGCTTCTTCTGAGTTGTCTTGCTCAATTTCTTCCAAGGCCCAGTCAGGAATGTTAGTTTTTCTTGGCTGGGAAGTATTTCCATTTTGAAAAGAGTTGCTTTTCCTATCGACAAAGTTTCGTTGCTCCTCGTCCTGTTGGACAATGGTCTTAATATCATTCTGGGTCCAGTTCTTCAAAATAGCATTGACGTAGCCAAAATTACGCTTAGCATTGTCTGCTGCTCTATCAATAGCTCTCTTGACAAGTTCAGGTTCAAGCCTATCAATATCTAAGTAATCTTTCAGTTTCTCATACTGATAGCCGTCCAAGGAACCAATTCTTTGTTGATAATATTCGTAAATATTTAATTCAGTAGCAGATTTAACAATATCTACTTCTGACTTTATCTCTTGCTCTATATCTATCTCTTGCTCTAACTCTTTCTCTAACTCTATTGGACTGTTGTTGGACACCTGTTGGACATTGTCCAATTTTAATACTCTTCTCTGCTCACGTTTATATCTCGCCCAATCGGTTTCCTGTTCCATTAGAGCAGGCACTTGTAGCATTTCAGCATTGTTATCGTCATCAACTTGCACAAGTCCAACATTCTTAAAGTATGCCATGGTCATCTGGATCTCTTCTTCCTTGACATCTAGGCGGACAGCTAGTTCTTTTTCAAGCGTTGGCAATGTTCCTTCGTAGTAGATGACGCCGTCCGTAGATAAAGATTCCAACATGAGCATCTGATATACAATAATCATGTCCTTTCCCCCAGGCATTCGTAGAGCCTGTTTGATAGCCAAATTCTTAAAAAAATTCTGGTCTAGCTTGAGCCAAAAAAAGATTTTCTTTTTCTGTTTCTTTGCCATTTCTACCTCCTATGCACATTTACTTGATTTGTTGATACTAGCCAATCCTTAGCAACGTTCCAAACTTCTTCAGGGACGTCCCTATTGTACTTACCTCTAAACTGGACAATCTGCCCCAGATTGACCTCCAGCGTGTAGAGAGGAGTGTTGGGCTTGCTAGCCAGCCGGACAAAGACAATCATGGTCTTCCCTTTGAGATGTTTTTCAGTGTACGAGCTGACGCAATGATGCAGTTTCTTACCCTCGTAAATCAATTCAGCAACTCGCGACGGTACATGGAAAGTGTACCCTGCCAGTGTCATATCAAAATCATCTCGACGCTTGAATTCAGCTTCAAGCTGTTTCTCACGTTCTCTCTGAGCACGGTCTCGTTCTGCTCGCTGAAGTCTACGTTGTTCCTCTCGGAATTGATTATAGAGCTCAACGGTGTGCCGGTGCATGGCATCAAAGTCCTTTGGTACAATCATCGAGTCGCCTTCTGGGTCTATGTCCATTTCAGTAAGCATGTTCAGATAGTCTTTATACTCACGGAAATTTATCCGGTTTTTAATAACCCAGTTTTGAAATTTATTTATCCCGACACCTGCTGGAATGTGCTTGATATCCTGATAATCCAAATGATTTTCAATACCTGGGACCAGCTTTCCATTTCGTTGGCTAATTCTACGGGCCAGTTCAAATTCACTAAAACTGCGATTCGAATTTTTGAAAAATTGCTTGTTTTTCTGTAGCCAGCGTCGATTAAGAGTACGCATATCAACTGTTTTTTTGAAACCCAATCTCGTAAAAGCATACGGGAACATTATCTCGTCGGCCAGACGATTCGCACCGATTTTCTGAGCGAATTCGATTTCATAACGGTACTTGTATAGTCGTTCGATTTGGTGATAACCAATCTTATCAAACTTGATGTACCTTAATTCAGAAATCGTCTTCAGCTGATTGTTCCAATTGTTCGGATAAAATTTATTGCCAGAATATGGACCGCCACCATAAAAATTCTCAATCAGGAATGGAAAATATCGACCATCCCAATCTTGTCCAATCTTGATATGCTTTCCATCTTCAAACCGCTCCAAGTTTGTCAATCGAACATCAATGTCCTGCTTGCCATCTTTAAGTTCAGAATGAAAGACATAGGACTGTATTTCAATCCGTTTGGCCGTAGATAGAATGATTGAGAAGAAATAGGACTTGTCAAAGAAAGTCAATTTTGATGCCTTAGTCAACCTTTTTTCGACACAGTGCCCCAAATTCAAATCGCTGGCCACAATGGTTTCATGCTTGTTGGACCACCTGTAAGTCGTTATCTGCGAGTAGCACCAGTCCCAGAACGATTTGGGCGGTTTTAATCTTCGTTCTGCTTCACGTTTGCATTGTTCTGGTTTCATGCTTCATCCAAAAAGTCAAAAATGCTCATTTGATTTTCGACTACACCTTTCGTGGATTTTTTGGGTTTATCTGGCTTGGTATCTTCATCTGGCCAGATACCCTGACGGACTTTGGCCGTAGCTGATTTAGCCGGCTTAGTTTTTTTCTTGGAAACTGGCTCAACTGGTACTTGTCTAATATTCTCCAACTTGCTATTGGAAAGGAAATACTCTCTAACCCATTCAAAGACTGTCTCATCAAGAATACAAGCCATGCCATTCTGGGCAAACTCCCTGGCCTTGTTGCTGACATACTTCAAGGCAGCCTTGATAGTGTACCCTTCTTTCAAAACGCCCTGGAAGAGCTCATCATCCTCTTGCTCGCAGAGCCAGTTATGGATACGGTCCTCAGATGGACTGTGTTCTTGTTCCATTTCCTTTAGCATTTTATCCAATGCCTGTTGCTTCAAATTTGCCATCTTATCCACCATTCTTTCCGTACAAATTGAATATCAATACCCGATATGTATTGACCTGCCCTTGCAAGTTGGATACCTGCTCTTGCAGTTGTTCGGTCCGATAGATTAAACCGACAGAGACCAGAATCAACAAAATAATGAGCCCTGTGAGTAGGTAATTGACCGTTGATTGCTTATTCATCTTTTTCCTCCCACATTTCAGCTACTATCCCCTTATTCCAAAGGTCTTGTTGATAAACTCTGGCTTCTTGCCAGGTATCAAAAGATCTCTTGTAGTGGTACTTCCGACCACGGCCTTTTTTATTTTTCTTTGCTACAATCCAAACCATATCAGACCTCTCTATCTGCCAATAGTTCAGCCTGGCACTTGTTGACACTTTCTAAGTAATCAATCCGTCTGTTTAATTGGTCAATAAGTCTTGCCTGGCCGACGCATTCTTGATTTTTCAGCAAAGCCAGTTTCTTGTATTCCTTGGCTGTGTGCCTAGCGTTGGCCAATTCACGCTCAAGCTCATGTTGGCTTTGTGGGATATAGTCATCGCCATCAACGCTCATAAACTTCTTTAATAATTCCAAAAATTTCATATCATCCTCCATAGTAGGTTCGAATCTGCAAGTATCTCAAATTCCGCTCTGGTTGCTTTTCTTCCACAATAGGCTCTTTGACCTCTATTTCAATCTCAACAGGCTTACGGATCAGCCAGATTAAGATTGGGGTCAAAATAGCAATAAATGCCAAACCTTGCTCAGCTGTCAACATCAATTCTTCTGTCATATCGCTGTCCTCTGCCAATTATTGTGATACCATTCAATCACTGCATCACGAGGGTACTTCTCGCGAGCGTTCGGAATACGTGGGAAATCTTTGTGGCAATTAAATCGTGCATCAAAACTTCCTGTGTCCTTTGTTCCAAGCAACATTTCAGCACATTGTGACTTGTTGAGTTCCATAGGAAACCGTCTCTTTTCGTCCGTAACAACGTGCATGACCTTCAACGCTCTGTCCATTAGGGCTGATTCGAATTCATCAACCATTTGTAATAATCTGCTGTCCATGGTATAATCCTCTTGTAATATTTATTTGTGAGCCTGATTGCCGTCAGGCTTTTTTTGCGTTTTACAATTCATAAGCATTCATCTCCAAAATTTTCATTTTGGTGTTTGTGCTTGGTTCCCATGTCATCCAATAGGACAATGCCGCATCAGCGAATTTCTTTGGCAACATATCATAGCGATTGATATTGAAATGGTCTTTAAAATCAACCTCAGCTTGTCGAAAGACCGACTGTGCAAAGACTTTATCAGCATAGGCTGGACTGTCCATTCCACCTAGACAAGCGACGACACGAGCTTTTCTCTTCTTCAGCAAGGCTTGAGCAAAGCTTGGATGAATCGGTTGCTCATTTTTGAGATAATCTACATCTTGAGCCAATGCCAACTGCTGCTCTTTCAGTTTCTTCTGTCCAGTAAATAGAGCGATGAAAGCCTCATCTGATAGGTTTTCAGGCACATAAGCTCCCTGTTGCCGAATCTGTGGCAATACCTCGCTAGTGACCCAACGTTTGAATTCTTTGGCCTGTGGCAATTTACTGGATAAAATTAGTGAATAGAGACCTGATTCGTTGATGATAATCATTTCACGATTCTGACCTGACTGAACGATTTGTTCTGTCAGCTTATCTTCGAAATCAACATGATCTCGAATTGCTTTCTGAGGATTTTGATAACCTAAAATATCTGCCACATCTTTCCCAACAAACCAAGGCTCGTTGTTAATGGTAACAGTACGGACTTCCTGCCCGTGAAAAACAAAAATTTCGTTCATAAAATTCCTTTCTAATTTGGTATAATAGAGATAAATAGTATATTGAGGTAGATAATATGATTAGTGTATTGATAGATGCCCTTAAAGCTTTTAATGATTTTACTGCACCAATTGGATTCATAATCACAATTTGTACTTTTTTTCTAGCTAGAGCTACAAAGGACAAACTTGACGAATCGAAAGAAATTGGATTGTTTTCGGAGGAAGCTAATCAATATCTAGGCAGATTAAATGCTATTAAGATATTACTGAATCAGATTGACAACCGTTTTGCAACCGTTCCAGAAGACATAGTCAAGAGTGTATCTGATATTGTCTCTGAGATAGAGCACAGCTACCCAACCCTTTCTAAGAAAAACAAGGTATTTTCAAAACCGATAAAACAATTTAAAAAGTTACATCGCTATCAATTTGTTGAATACATAAATTTTATCGACCCATTCAACGCACTTCATAGCATACTTTCTAACAGAAGGGACTTAAAATAATGAATCCATCAATAGACCAACTTTGCCAATTAACCGTAGAAAAAAAACTATCTTGGAAAACAATTGATAAACTGATTATCAATGAAGTGCCGTACTCTCACCAATTTCAACACATTTTGACAGATAAATCTTTTTTTACCAAAATAAATTCAAAAATTATCATTGTGCTTTATGGGGAAGTAAAAGATTTACTCCGTGACAGAATCAAGAAAGGATATTATCTGAAAACCCTGACTGATGACACAATTGAAAATATAGATGCTCCTGAAGTTGATGTTGTAAAGTTGCACACATTGATTACTATTCTTAACGATTTTTCCAATTCTTAATCTTATTTGAAAAATATCGGTATTCTTTCATTAGCTTTTTAATTGCAAAGAAATTTATAGCAATAACACCAACAATTAAAATTAACCTGAATAACTCCCAATAAAACACCATTAGTACCCCCTCCTTATCTCTCCAAGTGCCAACACAGTCTCCCACACATCTAGCCCCTCAAGGCTATCAACTATCAGTTGACTAAGCTGGTAGTTTTTCTTTTGCCAGTTCTGAATCAGCTTGCTAGTCATCATCTTCCACCACATTCTGCACTTCCACCACCTCAATATGAGCCTGCTTGACTTTCAAGTCTTTGGAAGCACAGTAGCGAATCAAGATGCTCACTGCCTCACCGATTTTTAAATCATGCTCATTGGCAAAATCTACAACATATTCATACGCATCCGATTCAATACGGACCACTTTTTCAGCTATTTTCATGTTTCTACTCCTCTTCAAAACTTTCCCAACTCTCAGAAATTCTAAGTTTCTTGTTTACTTTCAGTTTGAGGTCATCACTACCATGACCATCTTTTAGTAGTCGACTGACCATTGCTGGTGAAACACCAAGCACAATCGCAAAGTCTGACTGCGACCAACCACGTTCGTGTAGTCGCTTTTTAACCAAATCAATCCATTTTTGATGTTGTTGGCTCATATTTTCCCCTTTCTAATTTTGGTATAATTGACTTGAAATCTTTAATGAAAGGAGGTCAAGTCATGAAACAATTTATTCTCGATTGTATTGGTGACCGTGATGATTTTACAATCACAATCACTTTCTCAAACGGAGACAAGATTGACTTTTTCCAAGTCTATGACGACTGCTCTGAAACTGATAATGCCATAGACCTTGTTGAAGTCGAAACAGATTTCCGTCATCTAGTCAATCTTGACTACGTTGTTCACGTTCGACTGAACGTTTGATTTCTTGACGCCTAATCCTTGTGATTAGGTGTTTTTTTGCTGACAAGCTCTACGCTTGATTGCGATTTCTAAACTTTTGATAAGCCCTCCTGGCTGATGAATGCCAAGGACCGAAATCTTTTTCAAACTTGAAATCGCTTCTTCGTAAGTTTCTGATGTAATTAAAATCTCATCAACCATATTTTCAAAATGTTTTTCAATGATTTCTTTCATATTCCCCCTCCTTTCCGCAAAAATAAAAAACGCTCCTATCCAACTGATAGAAACGTGGTATAATATTTAATGGCACTTACTATACGCCTTAGAAAGGGAGGTATAGAAAATGTTGCTAACAATTCTCATCATCCTTGCAACTGCTATCATCGACAGCATTGTCGGCTGGATAGTTCATCGGCTGCTAGACCGATTAGTTGACAAAGATAGCTAGTGCCTTCTAGCACAGAAAAAAGCCCCTAAGTCTGGCAGGACCTAGGGGCTTTCTGTTGGCACAATGTGCTAACAATTCTCATTTCCCCTATATCTTACCACGTTTCTATTCACTTGTCAAAGAACTTAGTTAAAAAGTTAGTAAATCTCTTGACAATAATTAATGTTTTATATTAAAATAAAGCCATAAAGAAAACACTTGATAAAACCCAGTTCAATCAATACATTCTGCTCGCCAAAGCTTTAATTTTTTGAATTAGTTTTTACTTGTGTACTTACTAACTCTTTAACTTACAAAAACTATTGTAATGTATCACATTAAATTTGTCAAGTACTTTAATGTGAAATATTAAATATTTTTTGTCATGTCTTAGAAAGGCTGATGAATCAATGTTTATTACATTTGATAGAATAAAAAGTCTTGCACAAAAACAGGGACTTTCAATAAATTCCTTAGAGGTAAAATTAGGATATAGTAGAAATACTATCTATAATCTTAAAACTTCTAAACCCTCAACTGAACGGATTGCAGAAATCGCCGACTACTTCAACGTATCGACAGACTACCTGCTCGGACGGACCGACAACCCACGGATTGCCGGTGATGAAACAGCTATCATTGACGGTCAAGTTGTGGACTTGAGGGAAGCCGCTGCTCACACCATGCTATTTGACGGTAGACCACTTGATGAAGACGATATAGATTTCATCACTGCGGTGCTATCTGCACACTTCAAAAATAAACAGAAGGACTAATTGCCTATGAAACTAGACCAACTCTGTAAAGAGTTTGGGGTGGAATTGTGCCTGTTCAATGCCAGCGACTGGCATAGTTCAGGATTTTACAATCCAATAACCAAGGTCTTAGGGGTTGATGTGAATTTGTCTGAGCAAGAGCAAAAACAAGTCGCCCTACACGAGTTACAGCATAAAAATCACTTTCCATACCAGTATCAACTCTTCAGAGAGAGGTGCGAACTTGACGCAAATAGAAGTATGATCCACCATCTTTTGAAGGAAGAATTAGAAATTGCCGAAGATCACACTCAATTTAATTATCTGGTTTTTATGGAAAAGTACAAATTAAAGACCATAGCGGATGAGGCTATGATCAAAGAAGAGTATTTGAATTTAGTTGGATAAAAAATAAAGATGAATAAAAATCAAATAGAAAATCTTGAAAAACTGACAACTTCAACCGATAAGATGAAACAGCTAACCGAGGAGAATCCTAATCACTTTAAGACTTCCCGGCTAGGTCAAAGCATGACAAATTACAGCAATCAGCTTGAACGTGAAATAAATGGGAAGCGTCGTAGAAACAGAGTTTTTCCATATGGTACACTGGTTTATGTTGATTTTGGTATAAACTTTGGTTCTGAGTTCTCTGCACCACATTATGCAATTACACTCAGCAAAGAAGATCGCAAGAACCAGAATACTATCACTGTGATTCCTCTTACATCCAAACCAGGTTACAACAACCTACCATTAGAGTTCAATTTAGCTGAAGCTCTTGGTATGCTAACCGCACAACTCATTGAGGCAGCGGAAGACAAGGTTGCAACCGAGTTAGTATCTCATTTCGGAGAATATGATGATTTTGACGAGTTAATGCTAGAGTTGGAAAAAGAAGGCCGATTAGATGAAAAAGAACGAGCAATGAACCTTGTTCAAAAATTATCGGATGAAGTTGTTTATGCTGGCAAAAGACTTGAGAAATATATGTCTGACTTAGAAAAAACGACCTATGCCAAACTCGATGCGATTACAACTATTGACAAAGTTAAAATATTCAAGAAAGTAAGCACATTGGATGGACTGGGGGTGGCTCAAATTTTAGAACCACAAATGAAAATTTTAAGCGATGAAATAAAATCACGCTATCTTATTTGACAATTTCACAGTATTTTGATAATATATAGTTACTAACCTAGGAGTTTTCCTAGTGCAAATACTCTGGTTGGCACAAGCTGCCACCGACCGAGCGGTAACTATTCATAGTTGCCGCTTTTATTTTACAAAAAATAAAAAAGCCCTACGCTCAAATTTTGGTCGAGGAGAGCGTAAGGCGAATGAAGTATAGTAAAAACCTGCTTTGCAGTAGGTCTCTTTACTGTACCCATTTTATCAGAAATGAGGTAAAAAAACAAATGGCATCATATCGAAAAAGAGAGAACGGGCTGTGGGAATACCGTATTTCCTACAAAACCATAGATGGAAAATATAAACGGAAAGAAAAAGGTGGTTTTAAGACCAAGAAGCTTGCTCAAGCAGCAGCATTAGATGTCGAAAAGAAATTGACCCAAAACATTCTGACTGACGGAGAAGTGACTCTATATGACTTTGTCAAGACTTGGTCAGAGGTCTATAAGCGTCCATATGTCAAAGATAAGACTTGGGAAACCTATACAAAGAATTTCAGACACGTTAAGAATTACTTCCAAGAGATGAAAGTCAAAGATATTACACCGCTTTACTATCAGAAAAAGTTGAATGAGTTTGGGGAGAAATACGCTCAAGAAACTCTTGAAAAATTCCACTACCAAATAAAAGGAGCTATGAAAGTAGCTGTTAGAGAAGAAGTCATTCGTTTTAACTTTGCTGATGATGCGAAGGTGAAATCTCAAATCGCAATTAGAGATGAAGAGGATGACTTTTTGGAAGAACATGAACTCAAGGCTCTCCTAGCCCTCACAAGAGAGAAAGTCAGGTATGTAACCTATTTCACTCTCTACCTTCTTGCAGTCACAGGATTGCGTTTTTCTGAGGTAATGGGTCTAACCTGGAATGATGTTGACTTTGAAAATGGCATACTGGATATCAATAAAGCGTTTGACTACTCAAACACTCAAGATTTTTGTGCGTTGAAGAATGATCCGTCAGAAAGAAAAGTTCCGATTGACTCAAAGACAATAGAGGTTCTTAGAGAATATCGGAAAAATCATTGGCAAGCTAACATCAAAAATAGGATATGTTTCGGTGTATCTAATTCCTCGTGTAATAAGATAATTAAAAAGATTGTTGGCAGGCCTGTCAGAAACCATAGTCTAAGGCACACATACGCATCATTCTTGATATTGAATGGGGTTGATATTGTTACCATATCCAAGCTTCTTGGTCACGAAAGTCCAGATATTACTCTGAAAGTTTATACACACCAAATGGAAGCACTGGCTGAGAGAAATTTTGAGAAAATCAAAAATATTTTTTTAGTCGCATAA